CGACACCACCCTCAGCTTCCGCCACAACGACGGCAAAAGCGTGGTGGCCGCCGAGCAAAACGGCAACCGCATCAACTTCAACCTCCGCCGCTAAATGTGGATGTGGATTCTGAGACTGTTTGGCAAAAGATCCGCGACTGGCCCAGCGCCAGCCTCGCCGAGCTTGCCCTCCGTATCCACAACCGCCTCCACATCCGCGCCGATCATCAGAGTCTTCGACGAGCGGAGGCTGAATACACCAAACAAGTCCGCGAGCACGATAACCCCCAGCGCAGTGATCTTGCATCATACGAGCGGCAGCTACGCCGGTAGCGTGAGTTGGTGCATGAACCCCGGAAGCAAAGTGTCTTACCACGTCATCATCGCCCGCGACGGCCGCCGCACGGTATTAGCCGACGACCGCTTCCGCACCTGGCACGCCGGCCGCTCAATCTGGCAAGGCCGCCCCGACCTTAACTCATGGAGCCTCGGCCTAGCCTGGGAAGGCGACACCTACAGCGACCCCCTCGGCGAAGACGCCATGGCATCCGCCATCGAATACCTCGTCCCCCGCATCAAGCGGTGGGATATCCCACTCAACATGGTCGTCACACACCAGCAAGTTTCCCCCGGCCGCAAGAACGACATCTCTCCCGGTGATGCGGCGAGATTCAAGAGCAGACTCAAGGCAGCATTGAACTAAATTATATGGCAAAAACAATCGGACAATTAACCGCCCTCGGCGCCACGCCGGACGACAGCGACAACCTTGTCATTGACGACAGCGGCGTAACCAAAAAGGTCACGGCTGGCCAGCTCAAGGGCGACTGCGTGCGCGTAGAGCAGAACAACGGACTCAGCAGCACGGTTGGCACCAAGATCGCCACCGCGACCAACCAACTGCTCGGCTTCTGGAATGCCACGCCGGTCGATCAGCCGGCGCTTACCGCGGACCTGTTGGACAGCTTGCAAGAGGTCGGCCTCATTGCGGCCGGAGCCGGTGACACGCCGCTCAACCTGAGCGCTGGCGCCTTGACCTGCGGAGCAATCACGGCTGGCGCGACAGGCGTGGCATCTTTGGCTTCCACCGGCGCCCTGACGGCAGCCTCGGTTGCGGCGACCGGAGCCGTGACCAGCAGCGGCACGGCGGGTGTCGGCTACGCGACCGGCGCTGGCGGGGCCGTGACTCAAGCAACCAGCCGCACCACGGCAGTGACCATCGACAAGACCTGCGGCAGTATCACGATGTTCAGCGCGGCGGGTTCGCTCACGGCGGCGACCTTTACGGTCAACAACTCCACGGTGGCCATTGATGACGTTGTCATTTTGGCCCAGAGCAGCGGCACCAATCCCTACCAGTTTGTCGTCACGGCCGTGGCCGCCGGTTCTTTCAACATCAACTTTCGTAGCATTGTGGGCACGGCGACAGACGCGCCGGTCATCAACTTTGCCGTCATCAAAGCAGTCACCGCTTAATGGCATTAGAGAGTCCAGTGCAACGCGACGGCGACCGGGGATTCCTCGGCTTCGCCTCACGGCTTAATCCGCTGACCCTGCCTCCCGGCATGCTGCAGGACTCGCTAAACATGCGACTGGACCGTGGCACGGCGCAGACCCGCAAGGGCGCCAAGCGTTTAGCCAGCGACATCTCGGTGAAAGGGACTCCACTGACGGTGCCGTTCATCCTGGAGCCGGCGCCGAACGAGAAGGTCGTGCGGGCGGTCTATGATGGCGGCATCTTTGCCTCAACGCTCATGCTGCTGCCGGAGGAGAACATCGGCACCGAAGCCGCGCTGCTGGCGGGACCGGACAGCGTCTTTACTTACATCACGGACAGCGCCCTCGACATCACCTCGGCTGGAGCCGCAGCCGTGCTGGCAGTCAGCTCCACGGAGAACCTCGTCACCGACACCAATGACGAGCTGCTGGTCATTGCCCTGCCTCCCGAGATCAGCCTGCCGTCCCCGCCGGACGAGATCATTGAGCCGACCGACAAGGTCTCTATGCTACAGGCTTACAATCGCCTCTACCTCTTCCGCGAGGCCGACCGCAATCAGCCTGGATGGGGCACCAACTTCACCAGCGGCGGCGGCATTGAGGTTGCGGGAACATCAGCCACGGTCCATGTGGACGCCCACGGCTACGAGCAGGGCGCCCGCGTCCGCATCGAGGGCGGTGCGGCGGCAGCCTTTGCGGGACACGAATACGACATCGCCACGGTGATCGACACCGACCGCTTCACGATTGCTGTGCCGAGCGGCACGGCTAACGAGCCGGGCGCCAACACGCAGGTGCGCAGGGTCAAGCCGCCGCTCTACTGGGACGGCGATCCCTCCAATGACTTTGTCCGCACTCCGGCCGGTGTTCCGGCTGAAGGCCCGACCTACAGGCGCATGCGCTCAGTGTCTTACGCGACCTACATTAACAACCGTCTGATCCTGCCGGACGGGCGCCAAGGCGTGATGATTTCGGACGTGCTGGACCCCGACCTCTATGATCCGTTTTGGCAGTCGTTCCGCGTGGGCAAGGGCGGCAACGACTTTATCGTGGCCATTCACCCATGGGTTGATGGCAGCGTGCTGATATTCTGCCGCAAGTCGATCTGGCTGGCCACGCTCAACCAGAGCTACGACGGCACCAATGGCGAGAGTCTTGTGGCCCGCCTTGATGTGCTCACCGACGAGATCGGGTGCTCGGCGCGGCGGACCATCGCCACAGCTGGCGTCTATTTCCTCTCCGACAGCGGCGTCTACCGCCTCGATGCGCGGCTGGATCTCAAGCTGCGCGGTGATACCAAGCCACTCAGCGACCCCATTGCCGACAAGCTGCAAGTTCTTAACACCGATCTCATCAAGGACTCGGTCGCTGTCTACCAAGACAATCGCTACTACCTCGCCGTGCCGCTTGCCGACTCGACTGACAGCAACAAGGGCGTGTTTATCTACAGCCAGCTCAACGAGACGTGGGAAACTGAAGACATCTATGGTTTCGGCGTGAACAATTTCTTGGTCGGCAACGTGGCGGGCGAGCGGCGCATTATGATCACCAACCGCGCCGGATACCTCATGCTGCTCAACCAGCGCGAGGACGGCGACGACAGTCCCGACGCCGAAGTTGACATCGTGGCGCCGGTGACTGGCCGCATCGTGACCCGCCGCTACGATTTCGGCGATATGCACAGCAAGCGGTTCCTCCGCACGATTGCTGATGTGGCCATCCCCGCCGGAGCCGGCGTCACGGCAAGGATTAACACGATCAACCCCGACACCACCAACATCGCCGGAACACTAATCAACACCGCCTCTGGACCGGAGGACTACAATATGAAGACGCCGGTGCGCTACAAGGCGCACAGCGCGGAGATGGCTTTTGAGACGGAGAACGGCAGGCCAGAGATCCGCTCGGCCAGCATTGAGGCATCGCCGAAGAGCCTGCCGCCGACCGACACCCGCAACGCAGCTTAACAACGAAAAAGAACAATTATGGCAACAGTAACAGCAAGCAAAACGTGGGTGAGCGGCGAGGCCGTGACCCCAGGAGGACTCAACTTAACGGCCGCGCCGACTGTGGTGGTTGCTGACAATGAAATCACGACGGCGAAAATCTTGGACGGCGCCGTGACTGCACCGAAGCTCGCCACCGGCGCCGTCACCGGCGCGGCCGGCGGCGGGAAACTGGCGGCGAGCGCAATCAATAGCCAGACCGTCATCGCCGACCCGCTTGCGGCAACTGACGAATTTCTGGTTTGGGACGACAGCGCGTCGGCGCTGCGCAAGATTAGCTGGAGCAGCATGCAGCCGAGCGGGACGATCATCAAAACGGCCACAAGCGCGGATGCGCTGTCGGGATGGCAAAATCTGGGCGCATATACTGTGGCGGGACCGCAGAAAACGATCCCGCTTGACAACACCATTCCCCAAAGCAACGAGGGCGTCGAGATCGCCACGGTCACGATCACGCCGACTTATAGCAATTCGACGATACGGCTTTACGCCAACATCAGCTCTGTTGCGTCAAGCGCCGCAATTGTTGCGGTCGCCGCCCTCTTCAAGGACTCCGACACCAACGCCTTTCGCTCTGGTTGGCGCTATATTGCTTCAGCGGCGGCTAACCATGGAGAGTTTACCATGATCGCGGAGAACTCCCCGGCGACAACGTCTGCCGTGACCTACAAGTTGCGGATTGGGCCAGACACCGCGGCCACGCTTTATCTCGGTGGCCAAAACACCAACGCCACCTCGCTTGGCGACACCGGCAAAGTTGTTTTGGTGGCGCAAGAAATCAAAGCCTAATGACCCCATGGCAACGCGCAAAACAATGGTGGGACGACCACTCGACCGACGAGACCTTCGAGGAAACGCTCGGATGGCATCTCACGCACGGGCTGGTCTACTCGACGCCGGAGGTATTCTTACTTGCACACGAAACGCATTGGGACGGGGAGACCTGCGATGACGACCAAGAACCCAACGCCTGGTTCGTCCCGCTGGCCGCATCCGCCGGCCACGCCAACCCAGCGCGGGAGTTTATGCGTGTGGCGAGTCGGCCGCAGCAGTGGGCGCTTTGGTGCCGGCATAACAGTTTTGAAATCAAGGCCCATGACTGGGCGAAA